AGAATTAGGTAAATAATGAATAGAAATAAAAAAGATGTAAAATTTAAGTTTCCTGTTAGATTGCAGAAAATTTGTAAATTCTGGCAAGAAATGACGAAGCCTATGTTAAAACATCGTAAGAAATTATTGGAAAGCTGGGCTTCTGGATTTTACGAAGATGGCTATACTCGTAGTCATACTTTAAATCTTATAGATAGGGGCGTTGGTGTTGTTGTTCCATATCTTGTAGAGGGCGACCCTAAAGTATTGGTAGAAACAAAAATACCTGCTTTACGCCCCTTTGCTTTTACCACACAGCTTGCGATGAATCATTTTATTAAAAAAATGAAATTAGCTAAAAATGTTCTTATTCCAGCTGCGTCTAATTCTATGTTTGGATTGGCTGTTGCAAGAACATCTCTTGAATGGGATAGAGATGTAACTCTGAAAGACAAAACTTACCGCATCGGAACTCCGAAAACTATTATAATCGATGATTCTAATTATATTGGCGACCCCTCTGCAAAACGAATAGAAGATTTTCAGATTGAGGGGGATGTTTATCAATTACCGACAGCATATGCAAAAGAATTTTTTGGTGCAAAATATGCTGATGATATAAAGGCTGATTATCAGTTAAAATATGATATTTCTCCGAGAGATATAAGTGCTGGTAGGATAGATAGAAAACTTTATTCTTTGAGAGAATATACGACATTTATAGACTTATATCTTTATGATGAAAATGTAATTGTTACTATAATGCCGGAAGGGAACAAGGCTGTAATTTTAAAAACTATTGATAATGATTTTCCAGGAAGTCCTTATGATAAATTATTTTACAAAGGATTTCCAGAACAACCATATCCCATTCCTCCAGCTTGGAATTGGCACGATATAGATGTTACTGTAAATATTCTTGTTGATAAGATGAGAGAACAGGCTGAGTCTCAAAAAAATATTTTAGCATTTGAGGGCCGAGGCGAGAACGATGCTGAAAGAATACGAACTGCTCCTAATAATAGCGTAGTTCGAGTAGATGATATTCAAGCATTGAAAGAAGTAGCTTATGGTGGTGTGAATCCCGAGAATTATCAGTATGTTGCATATATGGAAACTCAATTTACAAAGCAGGGAGGGAATCCTGATGTTCTTGGAGGTCGTGGAGCGCAAGCTCCAACGCTTGGTCAAGAACAAATGGTATTTGCGAATGCTTCTCGTATAGTTAATAATATGATTGGACAATTTCACGATTTTATGGCTTCTATTGTAAGAAAGTTGGCTTGGGGATTTTGGACCGACCCAACAGTTTATGTTCCGTTAGTCAAAGAAATTCCTGGTGTTGCGACTATACCGACTGTGTTTTCTCAAGCTGAAGAAGTTGCTGATTTTTATGAATTTACGTTTGATATTGTACCATATTCGACACAAAGAGGTAATCCTGAGCGAAATTATCAAAAAATGATGATGTTCTTAACACAATGGATTATTCCGACTATGGAAATAGCAGCCTCTCAAGGTTCTGTGCTTGATGTCAATGAGATTAATAAGATTCTTGCAGGATATTTGGGATTGGATAATTTTAATCAATGGTATAAGACTGCTGTTCCAACTGGTCTTGATAATATAAATTATAAGATGATGCCAATCGGGAATAAATCTCAAAGTAATGACCAATTTGGAGCTTCTCCGGCTTCAAGAATGGCAAATATGTTTGGTCAACAAGCAAGAGCAGGTGGAGAGAGTTCACCTAATCAGCAAACTGGTCAAAAGGAGGTAATATGATAACTCATATATTTGGAAGTTTTTGTGCGATATTATCAGATATACGAGGTTGGAAGTATAGAAGAAGAATTTTATGGTGTTTATTAATTCCTTTAGTTACTATATGTCTGACACCTATTAATAAATATGTATCGTATAAACGTTGGAAATGTAATAAGTTATTAGTAAAAGTTAGAGGTAAAAGATGGTGTTGGGTAGATGTATGAGTTGTCGATTGATTTTTTTCGACAACAAGGCCAAAAGCCGCAGGCTCTAGAATTAGGTAAATAATGAATAGAAATAAAAAAGATGTAAAATTTAAGTTTCCTGTTAGATTGCAGAAAATTTGTAAATTCTGGCAAGAAATGACGAAGCCTATGTTAAAACATTGTAAGAAATTTTTGGAGAGAGTTCTTTGTTCGATTATTATAGTTATGGTTTTTGTTCTTGGCACAAGATATAGACCATCTCCAGAACCTGTATTTGTTTATCAAGAAGTTGAAAATAATATAAAAGATGTGGTAAATAAATTACAAAAAGCTACTGTATTTATTCAAACAGAGAATTGGTCTGGTTCTGGAGTTTTGATAGACAAAGAGAAGGGCATAATTTTAACTGCTGGCCACGTTGTTGGCGATGCTGATTATTTTGAATTGACTTTTAATGATGGCACTTATATAATTTCTGGAGATTCATATAAGGAAAATAAAGTTGATGTTGGATTTATTAAAGTTAATCCTGAAAAAGTTTCGCATTTGAATGAATTAAGATTTGCAAGCGGGGCTGAAGTGGGCGATGATGTTTATATTTGCGGATGTCCATTTGGACAAGAGCTTGCTTATACAGTTACATTTGGTAAGGTCGCTGGAATAGAGAGACAATTTGGGTTGTTTGGTAAAATTTATATGTTACAAGCTGATGCTCAATCTTGGCCTGGAAATTCTGGTGGACCTGTAGTTGATGAATATGGTGATATAATTGGTATTTTAGTTGGCGGTGTGTGGGGATTTGATGGAATATCTTTAATTGTGCCTTATAATATTATACAATTAAGTTTGGATAAATATTTGGCAGAATTAAAATTTGAGGATTGCCAATTGATTTTTCGGCAATAAGGACGAAAATATAATGTCTAAAGAAATTCGTAGATTATATAAAAAGAAGGGCATAAAACCTCCTGATGGGAAGGGAATACATACAAAAAAGTTTCACGATATAGCGACTTCTATAAAGCGAGATAATCCGAATTATTCGATGTCAAGATGTTATGCTATTGCAATGGCGCAACTTGGAAAAAAGAAAGCTGTTAAAAAGCGTCATCAAAGAGCGGGAAGATTATATAAAAGAAAGAAAGGCAAATAATGGCTGCGGAAATGAGTGTTACTATTTTGGCTGAATTGACTGGGTTGGGATTGGATAGAGTATTTTCTGGTAAATTTTCAACTACAAACGTTCCTGCAAGGGCTTTATATCAATATATGACTCAAGCAACGGCTGATACTGCTGAAGCGTTGGATGTTAGTGATGTGAGTACTATTGACCTTATTATTATAAAATGTATTTTGAATGATGTTGATATTGATTGTGATTATGTTTCAACTTTCGATGCTGACATTACTATTCAAGAAGGTGAGATAGCAGTATTTAAACCTGCTGGAACAGTGTATTTTAAAAATAATGGTGCGGGGGAGCAGAGCACAATAGAATATATGGTGGTTGGTTCGGCGTAATGAAAAAAAAAGATTTTGAAAAATTTTTAAATAAACTTATCAAAAAATTTAATCCATTTATCGGTGATGTTGTAAAAAAAGATACTGGGTCAGTTGAGGATAAGTTTATTTATATTGAAACTTGTATTGAATATATTTTATTTGAAAATGAAGTTTTAAAGAGAGAATTAAAAGCAAAAGATTAATAGAAGAAAGAAGGTGATTAAAATTCCTTTATACCCGTTTAAATGCTTGAAGTGTGGTAAAGAGTTTGATGAAATTCATCGAATGAAGGATGCTCCGTCTGAGGTTAAGTGTGAATGTGGCGGTGTTGCAAGGTCTTGGAGTTTGGGTATTAATCCTGATGACCCAAAGCAACTTGCTGCTGCTAAAAAAAGACATCCTGGAGCAGAATTTAATAAAAGAGGGCAGATGAAAATTCATAATAGAGTTGAAAAGTTGCGTAGAATGAAAGAGGCAGGAGTAGAAGAATATGAATCAAAAAGGTGGAGAGATACTAATGGCTAATAAATTTTATAAGAAAAAAATAAGTTTGGGCTATAAACCTGATTTTGAACGTAAGGTTACATCGAGTGATAAGAGAAAGATACACTATCCTTCTATGTATATTTCTAATACTAAACTTCCTTTAGAAGCTAAAGAAGTTGGTAATAAATTTAGAGCTTTAATTGATGTTGAATTTACTGGAATACGAGAGAATACCAGTAAAGAAAAGCAATCACTTGATTATGAGTTTGATATAACAGCAATACAATTTATAAAATCAAAATAAGATGTAATATGATTAGTTGCCAATTGATTTTTTTTCGGCAACAAGGACGAAAATATAATGTTTAAAGAAATTCGTAGTTGTGATATTTGTAGTAATCATTTGAAAGAATTAGGTAAAAGATATGCGCCAAGTGTGGCCGTAGGAAGTATGTATTTTGTTATTAATGATATATAGTAGGAGGTAAAAATGCCAATAATTCACCCAAAATTTAAAAATGAAAAAGTTTGTAGAGTTTGTGGTTGTAGTTTTTTACCTGAGAAGGGTTATGAGAAAATTCAGGAACATTGTTTAGATTGTGCGAAGTTGCCTGAAATTTCTGTATCTTTTAATCAGGAAGATGAGCCAAAACAGAAAAAAACGAAAAAGTGTAAAAAGTGTGGCAGTGAGTTTATACCATCTGCCAGAGCTAATACAATCTGTACTAAGTGTAAAAATAATAGGAGATAGAATATGGGAGATGAAGAAAAAATAGAATCTCAAGAACAGGTATCTGAAGTTGTTGAGGAAAAACCAGATATTCATCCATCTGGTCTTTCAAAGAATAAGCCGTCAGATAGTATTTTGAATAAAATAGCTGATTTGTTTAAGCCTAAAGAAGTTAAAGAAGAGACCGAAGTAGAATCAACAGAGCAAACATCTGAGCCGGAAGGCGAAGAAGATGTTACTGAGGTCGCCGATTCTGAGGATTCTGATGAATACGAGGAGATTGACCCTGTGCTTGTTGATGCTGGAAGAAGATTCGGATTAAGTGATGAGCAAATCATTCGATATGCTGAGAATGACCCTCTTTATCTTCGTCAAATAAGGGATTATATGGATGAGAGTAAAGAGAGAGTCAAATCAAAGCCGACTGATGGAACAGATAAAGAGGCTAAGGATAGCCCAAAGGCTTTGAAAGTAGAAGATTTGGTTAAATCATTATCAGAAGATGAAGATGAACAAAAGAAGTTTGGAACTGTTCTTACTCCTTTTGTTGATGAAATCAATGCTCTGAGGAGTGAATTTGACCAAATTAGAGGTAATTTGAAAAAGTCGGAAAAGGTTTTACAGGAAAGAGAATTAGTTAATAAAATTACTACAGCAAACCAAATGTTTGATAAATATTCTGAGGATTTTCCTGAATTAGGAAAAACAGGGGATTTACCTCAAGATGAAAGTGGCAAATATTTAGAAAGCCATCCTGCTGTTGTAGCTCGGAGTGAGATTTGGGATGTTGCGGTTGCGTTTGAAAAAACTGGTAAGCCTTTTTCTGTTGCTTTAGCAAATGCCTTTCAGTGGTATGCTGGAAAAAATGCTGAAGCTAATGCTGAGAAGAAGTTGGTTAAAAAGCTTTCTAAACGTCAGGAAAAACTAACTCCTAAGAAGCAGGCCAAAGCTACTGTGAAAAAGTTTGCTTCTGAAGATGATAGAAAGGCTGATGTTATTAAAGAAGCTAAACGGAAAGCAGGTGTTCCAGTAGTTGATTAAGTAAGAAATAGGAGTTTATTTTTGAAGGGAGTCGGTAATGGAATCGATTACAGTTGAGCAAGCAACTGATATTCTTCAAGCTACTCTGGAGGATATTAAGAAAAATAGCTGCCCTATGACTTTTGTTTATAGTTCTTACAAACTGATTAATAGTTTGTGGAAGGGTAGAGTGAAGTCAGAAGGTGGAGATAGGATTGAGCGTTTTATTACGTTGAAAGATGAGGGTAATGCAAAGCATCAAGGAAATTGGGAGATTGATACTCATAACGTAATTAATACTGACTCAACTATTACTGTAAATTGGAAAAGGGCTTCTTCCAATTTCAGCTATAATATGATTGAGATGGATATGAATAAAGGTAACGCTCAGATTTACAACAAAATTCAGAGTAAATATAATAACACACTTCGAGAAATTGTAGATGAGGTTTTTGATGCAGCGATTAAATCTCCCACGAGTTCTTCGGATGACTTGAGTCCCCACGGTTTATCTACGTGGTTGTCGATAGGAACTAATAATTCTACTGGTGGTTGGACGGGATATAATGCTCGTTATAATGATGGGAATACTCCTGGAACAGCCTTTAATGCTGGTGGAATTAGTTGTAGTGCAACAGATAAGCCTCGATGGGCTTCTTATTATGCGGACCATAATGGCAATATTGATGATAGTCTTTTAGTTTTGCTTGATAGAGCTTGTCGTAAGTTGGCTTTTGAAGGGCCGCAATTTCCTGAAAAATTGTCTGGTCCTGAGTTTAAGTTTAGTCTTTACTCGAACGATAATATTATAGGTTCGTTGAATTTGCTTTATGCGAAGGCTGACGACCAGATGGGTTATCGGATAAGTGAACATTTTGGTTATCCTAATTTTAAAGGAATACCTTTTACATATGTTGAGCAGTTAAATGATGCAAACAATAGTTTATATGGTACTGACCCTATTTATGGTGTAAATCACGACCTTATTTATCCGGTTGTGTTAAATAATTGGGATTTTAAAATTGGGAAACCAAAAGCGAGAGATGACCAGCACGTTGTTTTGACTACTGATATAGATTTGGTTTACAACTATATTTGTTTGAATAGGCGTAGGGCCGGCTTTTTGATTTCACAGCACAGTACTTCGTAAGAGGTAGAAAACGTAGCGAACCAGAGAGGATTCTCTGATAGCTGGAAAATAACTTAACGGAGAAACGTAACGTTAAGTTAAACGTAAAAATTTTATTAAAAGGAGTTAAATAGTATGGCTGTTCAATTTGGTACAAACATTAGTGTGAAGAAAAAAAGAGTTTTATTTTACAATAGGTCAAGTTCTGCTGTAACATTGTATGAAGGTATGCCGGTTTGTTATTTGTTTGATACTACGACCAATATTCTTGGTTATGATAAGGGTGCTGGTGGATTGCCGAATAGTCAGAGTTCGCCTTCCACAACCGCTGAAGGTTATCAGAATGAAGGTAAATTTCTTATTGTTGAAAAGCCTTATAGCGACAATCTTTTGTGGTTTGCCGGTGTTCTTACAAGTGCAAAAAAAGGTAAGTCTGTGGCCGCAACTTCATATGAATGGATTGAAATTTATGAAGCTAATGGTGCTATTGTTCCTGTGAGAACAGATTTGAATTGTGTTGCTGGTCGAACTATTCTTGCAATTGAGAGTGATTCAGATGATTTGACTGTGCCTTTAGCTGCAAATCAGGCTCGTCCTGTTGCTATTGCGGAAGAAACTGTTGATAGGTCAAGTACGTCTGGTTTAGTTCTCGCAAGACTTTGTCCGGAAGAATTCATTTACCAGGATCATACTGGTGATGCTTTAATTCTTGATGATGACGCTACTGCTGCGGAGACTGTAAATAGTATCAATCTTGTGTTTCAAGGAACTGGCGGTCCGAAGCGAGGATTGTATGCTGTTGGCGAAATAGCTGGTGCTGGTCATTCTAATTATGGGATGTGGAAGTTTAGAACATATCTAAACGGTGCTGCTACACAGACAGTGCACGCCCTCTCTGCTAATTTACATATTAAAGATGACGGTACATTGACTGATACTGGTGAGTGGGCGAGTTCTCCATTATATGTAACTGTAGAAACTGAAGTATCAGAAACTGCACCTACATTAAGTGGCGGGTCTTTGGCTGGTATTTATATCGGCTATTATGTTGACGAATCGACCGCTGCTCCAGCAAAAGCTTATGCTTTCCACTTTAATAATCACGCTTCCTATAATTGGGATGGTTTGATTCGTATGGGTAGTGGTGATTTGGGCGATAGTGCGAGTGGTGGCGATGAAGCCAATCACGTTGTTGGTTTTGATGGTGATGGTAGCACAAGAAAGATTCCGATTCTTATTGATTCTACAACTTATTACTTGTTAGTCGGTACTGCTATTCAGAATGTTGCTGATGCCTAAGATTGTATGGCTTAGGGCGTGCCATAAACGCCCTATATTTTAAAATTTATAAGAGGTAGAAATTAGTGTGTAAATGTTACAAATTATTTAAGGAGGTAAAATTAGTATGAAGTTTAATGTAAATGAAGTTTTGAAAGCTTTGAATGGACAAACATTAAAAGATGTAGATGCTAATGGTGAATCTATAGATGCAACTTTGAAGACAGCTATTGTAAATGCTTTGCTTGCTCCAGTTCAAAAGGAATCTGGAGTGGATAAAGTAAAAAAGTATGAGTTAGCAACAAGAGTTTATAAAAATGATGAAGTTGAACTTACTGCTGAAGAAATTAGTTTGATAAAAAAGTGTGTTGGTGAGAATTTTGCACCAATTGTGGTGGGCCAGGTTTTTAATATTTTGGAAAAAAAGGAATAGAAGTTATTAAATAAGGGATGAATGGATTCTACCTCCTGCCCAGTTGGGGGCAGTAGCTTAAGGATGAGCACTGCCCTCGACCGTTTTAAATTCTGTGAAAGGCGGTTAAATTGAGTAGTTTGAAACTAACATTTTCAGATGTTTATACTAAAGTATCAGAGTTTCTTGGTTTAGGCAGCTCACCTACTGGAACTGATTTGACTAAGGTGAAAGATATAACTTATCGTGGATATAGGAATTTTCTTTATCCAATCAATACTGAAAGCGGCGAAACTCATTATTGGAGTTTTTTGAAAAAATATGGCACTATTGTTACTGTAAGTAATCAGTGGAAATATGCTCTTCCTTCTGATTTTGCTAACAGTGATATTAAATTTATCCACGATAAAGAAAGTGGTTATCCACCGATTCATAAAGTAAGTGCTGATGCTATTATGCGCAAGAGAGCACTTACTGAGTATGAAAGTTGTCCTGAGTATTTTGCAGTTGTGGCTGGGAATTATAGCAAAGAAACTGGTCAGGTTTATGAGGTTTGGTTTTATGGGACTCCGAATGGAGCTTATATACTTAATTATTGGTATATAACTGAACCTGAGAAACCGTCTGCTACTACGGATGTATTTGTCGGCGGAGTATTGGCTTCTGAAGCTATTCTTGAGTCTGCTTTAGCTGTGGCTGAAACTCAAGAAGAGGATGCTCCAGGCCACCACGTTCAACTTGCTGAATCATTAATTCAAAAACTAATAAAAGCTGATAAATCTACTATTTCTGATAATTTGGGACAGATGTATGATAGGTCTTTACCGAGGCGTGAAAGGTTTTTGAAACCAATTGAAGATAGTGTTTATGAAGATTAATGGAGTTTTTTGATGGGTAAAAGGTGGTCTGATGATGAGATTAATTATCTTAGAATCAATTATAAATCTACTAAATACTCTGATATTGGTAAATCTCTTAATAGAGCGACTAAATCTGTTTCGGCCAAAGCCAGAAAGTTGGGTTTAAATGCACCAAGAGGTAGATTTCGTAAATCAAGGGTTAGAAAAGATGGTTATAGATTATGCGCTAAATGCAAGATTTGGAAAAAGCTTTCTGAGTTTTATGCACGAGGCCAAGGGAAACAATGTTATTGCAAAGATTGTTGGAAAATAATAAATAGAGAGCGTAAAAATAAAAAATCATATTTTATTTCAAGACGTAGAACTCATTTGAAATATACTTACAATATGAGTTTAGAAGAATATAACAAATTGTGGCAAGAACAAGATGGTAAATGTTTTATATGCGGTGAAGAATCTATAGGTGAAATGCTTCACGTTGACCATAATCATAAAACAGGTGAAATTCGTAGATTATTATGTAGAAGATGTAATGTAATGGTTGGATGGCTTGAAAGCCATAAAAATATTGTTAATGATGTGATTAAATATTTGAAAGGATATGATTGTGAGTAGAGGAAATTGGGAATTTGAAAGAAAAGCGAATTTTGATTTAAAGAAAAGAACTATAACTGGAACTGCTACAGTTCGTACGGGTCGTACCGCAGATAGTGGTATTATTGACGTGGTGATTGATATTGTTGACCCTGAGGATAATTTTACTTTGACTGTGCCTGATGGAACTTATATGGGTCAGCAGTTACTAATAGTGATGAGCTCAAATGCAAATTCTAAAACTGCATCAGTTAGTTTTAGTCATCACGAAACTTCCGACCCTGAAGTTTTAATTCACGATGCAGCTGATGAATATACATTTGTGATTTGGACGGGTACGGAATGGGCCACGATTTCCAACTCCAGCACGACTTCGTAAAATAAATTATATAAACGAATTTTTGTAAAAAAGTATATAGGGAGATACTAAATTGAGTAAGTATGCAAATACTTCGTTGAATAAAGTTCCATCTGGAGGTGGGAGTGTTCGTGTAACTATTGCATCAAATGTTGGTCAGGGCAATGATGGCACGAGTCTTCCGTGTAAAAAAGTCTGGCTTAATTCTGATGGAACAGATGTTCGGGTTAATATAGGTTCTGCTTGCACAGCTACTACAGGCCTCCAAGTTCCGCAAGTTGACCAAGCTAATGATGTATGGAATGTTCTTTCACTTGAGATAGATGATATTGCAAGTCTTTATTTTTATGGTGCAACTGATGGTAAAGTTGTAGATATTCTTTATCGAGAATAATGATGTCTTTAATGGTGTTGTTAAATTGTAGGGAATAAAATGGCAAAATACAAATATCCTAAACCTACATCAAGAGAGGTTAGCAAAAGATATAAACGCTATAAAAAACTCACCAAAGGTGCTAAGGCTCGAATGACGAAGGGAGAGTTTATAAGATTTAATTATCCTGATTACTACGGTGCGAACCAGAGGTGTTTCCAGAGCTCTGCGAACTGGAATTAGTAAAGAAGAATTATCCAGATTGAGAAGAAGGAGAGCTAAATAATGGCTGAATTTGCACTTCCATACCGAGGAATAAACAGAGGAGCAGTTGTAGATAAACAACCTCAAGGGACAAGCGGTTATATGAACAATATTCGTCCGAGAGATGCTCTTGAGAATCGTTTAAGAATAGGTCAGCGTCCAGGTTTAGATAAGTGGGGTGCGGGAAGTCAAATTGGTGCAGCAGAACAACCCGTAGTTGCTGTTTGTGTGGTTAGTTCGGTGGTATAGATGAGCAAAACAATATTTGTCGATAACCTTTATTATAAACACCAAACGTCTGTTCTTGATAATGGTAATATTTTAATAGCTTACTCAGATGCTAATGATTCATACAAAGGCAAGTTACAAACATATAATTCATCAGGAGTTCAAGTTGTAGCTGCCGTTACCTTTGAAACTGGACATACTCGGAATATTTCTTGTTCTAAGCTAACAAACGGAAATGTTGTTATTTGTTATGAAGATTATGGTGATTCATCTAAAGGTAAATTTGTTATTTATGATGAAGATGGAAATGAGGTCGTAGCCCCCACTGAATTTGCTACAAAATGTTATTGGACTTCGGCAGTTGGTTTGGATAATGGTAATTTTTTAGTAGCTTATAGAGATGCTAATGATTCATACAAAGGCAAGTTACAAACATATAATTCATCAGGAGTTCAAGTTGTAGCTGCCGTTACCTTTGAAACTGGACATACTAAATTTATAAATGCAGCTTTATTGGGTAATACAAATGTTTTTATAGTGTATCAAGATGTTTCTAACTATGGTAAAGGTAAATTTGTTATTTATGATGAAGATGGAAATGAGGTCGTAGCCCCGACTGAATTTGAAACAGGAAATACAGAAATATCTTGTAATCCCGTTCTTCTTAATAATAACAATGTTTTTGTACCTTATGTTGATAAAACCGATTCATCTAAAGGTAAATTTGTTATTTATGATGAAGATGGAAATGAGGTCGTAGCCCCAACGGTTTTTGAAACTGATAGTATACGTTATACTAATGTAGTTTCGGCAGTAAAATGTAAAAGTGGTGATGTTATAATAGCGTGGGAGAAGGAGTACAGTGATGGTGGATATTACTCTGTTTATACACAAAATGGAACAGTAATTAATTCTAATCAAGAATTTGAAACGGTTCGTATTGAGTTCTTGTGGGCTAATAGATTTAGTAATGGGCTTATTGCGTTGAGTTATCGGCAAAATGTGAGTAAAGATGGGGTTTTAAATATTTTTAATGTAATATTCCCCCCATCTGATATGATAACTTATAAAAGATTAGTAGCTGCTGCTGCAAATACTTTTTGGTATGAGGATATATAATGGCGGTTAGTCTTACGGATGTGATTACCTATAAGAGACTTATAGCTGCTGGAAATAATGAAATTTGGTATGAGGATATAGATGTGGCTGCGGGGACAATGAAAGAATTAACGGCTGCGAATGGTGATATAGATACCACAGACCAGCTTAATATGTTTGAGGCTTTTCAAAAAGTTGTAATAGTTAATGGTAGTAATCTCAAGATAGCTGATTTTGCGAATACAAAATTAACAACTGCTGATATTAGACCAGATGATGAAAATAATGTAGCTCCAATTAAAGGAACTATTTTAACTGGTGGAACATCTACAGCACAAATGATTGTTGATTTTTGTGATGTTAATGACGGTGCTGCTAATATATATGGGTATGTAACTTCTGGAACATTTCAAGATGGTGAAGTTGTAACTGGCACAAATGCAAGTGGCACTCCTACAGCAGTTAGTTTTACTACTAATTCTGCTCCAACTTCTAAACCTCATTGGTATGATTATACGGTTTATCCTACTATTGGTGGACTTTCTTTTGGAACTATGCCAGCCAAAGCATATATAGGTTGTCTTTATCGAGGTCGTGTTGTTTTATCCGGTAATCCTGAAGCTCCTTATCAATGGCATATGTCAAGGCAGGGAAATATATGGGATTTTGCTTATGTAGCTAATGATGCCCAATCTCCTGTGGCCGGAGGCAATGCTGATGCAGGAGAGATTGGGGATATAATAAGAGCTTTAATTCCATATAAAGATGATTATCTTATTTTTGGTTGTGCTAATTCGATGTGGGTTATGAGAGGCGACCCCGCAGCTGGCGGTTCATTAGATGAATTAGATTTAACAGTTGGGATGTTTGGCGCTAATAGTTGGTGTTTTGATAATGATGGAAATTTATATTTTTTTGGGACAGTTTTCTCTGCCTAATATTATAGCTGATGAATCTATTGATGCAAGCACCCATAGAATTACAATGGCTTATGATAGAATAAGAATGGGTATTGTGATTTGTATTACTAAACTTTTGGATGGGACTAATTCAAATTATTGGTTTGATTTACGAGCACAAGGATTTTTCCCTGAAACATATCCTAAAGAATGCGGACCTTATTCATTGTTTTATTATGCTGCGAATAATGAGGATTATAGGGAATTGTTGGTGGGCTGTAAAGATGGTTATATTCGTAAGTTTGATGAATCTGCTAAAAATGATGATATTGGAGCTACAGATGAAGCTATTTCTTCTTATTTTACAACAGTCCAACCTTTAGGTGATAGAGAAGATGCTGAAGGAAAGCTTACTTCATTAACAGTTACTACTGGTGGTGGAGCATCAGGAGGTAGTTTTGGCGATAGTGATAGTGTTAGTTATGAATATCACGTTGGAGATGATGCCGAAACAGTATTGGAAAATATAATAGATGGCGCTACCGCAAGGGAAAGTGGGACATTATCTGGAACTGGTAGAAGAGCTCGTATTCGTAAAAGAGCAAGAGGACATTTTTTAGGATTGAAGTTTTTTAATTCTACTGCATCTGAAACATTTGCAATAGAGAAAATAACCGGAGAAGTTAAATCAGCAGGAAAAAATTAAAGGAGTATATTATGCCGACATATTATCATAGAACTATTCCAGGTAAAAGTATAACTATAGGTGGTGGAACTGAAAGATATTTTAATCTTCCAAGCGATATTTGGACTCTTGAATACGGAGAAAGCCCTATAGGCAAAAGAAAAGCAGAACAACAAAAAATATTAAGCCAGTATGAAGCCGCACAAGCAAAAGCAAGAGAAGCGGCGGCAGCTCGTGAAGCTGAGATACGGGAGCTTTATGATGAAATTATAGAACGTTATGGGCCGACAGGGGCTTTTGGTAAGGGTTATGAGGCTCAATTAGAAAGACAAAAAGCAAGAGAAGTCGCTGCTGGAGGTCAAGCTTTAGTTAGTTCTGGTTTATATGGAACTACTCAACTTGCTGGATTGGGTAAAAAGTTTGAAGAGGAAGTTGGAGCGCCTGCACGATTAAAGCTTGAAGATATAAGGGCAGAAAGACTTTCTCAAGCTCAAATCGGTAAAGCGGGTTTTGTAGAGAGAATCGAGGATATATATCCTGATTATGCAATGATGGCTAAATTAATGGCACAAGCATTTTCATAATTAAGAAATTATAAATGGGTCTTATTCCAAGTATAAAAGATAATGATTGGTCGTCTGTAAGACAAGCTATTCAAAAAATAGCTTCTATTAGATTAGGGTCAACTTCTTCGCCGACATTTGGTAGTCTTACTTTAACAAATTTAACT